TGATGTATTTGAGAAAATTCTTTGTGTACTTCCTAATGAACCTCTTTTTACCCAACATGATAAAGTAAGTTTATTTATATTTTCTGTAGTTGGTGTTCTTGTTAAATATGTACTAGCCATTAGTTAAATTGTCCTCCACCTGTTGCACCGAAGCTAGATTGTAAACTAAAATCTCTAGTTGCTGTTTGACCTTCGGCATCTGTTATTCTGATTGTAAAATTGTAAAGTGTTGCAGTAGTTGAACTACCACCAAAATCTGTTGTTGATAAAACTCCATTTGAAGCAAGAGTTACATTAGCACCTGATAAATTTGAGCCTACTTCAGAAAATGTTACTGCACTATCTGAAGAACCTGCGATTGTAGCTACAGTTCCGCTAAAGTTACCTGCGATTGAGCCTAGTGAACCTGCGTTTGTAGAAAATGTAGGTGCTGTAGACGCTGTAATAATATTGTTTGTACTTCTTCCTGCGTTTCCATCTGGATTTTCTATTCTTACATAGTAGTTACCTGTTGCTAAAGTCACATTAACTGAAAGTGTAGTTGCGTTAGTTAAGCTAACAGTATTTGCTACTGTATGTACCCCAGTTGTAGGATTAATAAATTCAACAATAGGTATTGCAACAAAGTTTGTACCTGTAATATTTATTGTTGTAGCTGTAGCAGGTGCGATTGTTTGAGATACGTCTGCTATTGTTGGTTTTGTTTCTGTTGCATCAACCCAAGATAATTGGTTTGTGTTAGAACCTGCTGTAGCAAGTACCTGTCCACTTGTTCCTACTGAAGTAGGTAATATTAAATTATATGACTGTGCTGACCCATGTGAAGGGCTAGAGATTGAAACTCCATGTGAATTTTGTGAGCAATTTAAAGTAATCTTACCATCTGCTGAAGAACCATCTCCTCTTGCAGTTAAACTATTAGCTTCAACTGTAGCAGTAGTAAGTGTTTTACCTGCCATTGTTGTAGGTAATCTTGCGTCATTAATAGTACCTGAATTAATTGCTGAACCTGCAACTGAAGCTACATTAAATGTTCCGTAGGCAACAATATCTAAAATGTCTCCTACCGCCGCACCAGAAGCTAGAACTACAGAAGTACCTGATGTAATTGTAATATCACTAGCTGATAAACGAACTCCGTTTAAATATACATCTGCGAAACCTGCGTCATACGCTAAAGTATTTCCTGCTGTGTCTGCACCAGTAAATGTTGTTTGATTTGCTGTTGCTGTATAATTAAATCTTGCTGAAGTTCCATTAACTGTAGAACCTGCCGCCGCCCAACCTGACGATTTGTAAACTTTTAATTCGTTAGCTGTCGTGTCAAAATATAAATCACCAACATTAAGACTACTTGTCGGTGCTGAACTTGAAATTCTATATTGTTCTGCAAAGTTATTTACTGAAGCTAAATTTGTAGCAACAGTATTTACATTTGCAATAGAACCACCAACATTGTTTACGTTAGTAATTGCTCCACCAACATTATTAACATTAGTTATTGCTCCTGCTACTGCTGTAATATTTGAGTTAGCACCTGCTACTGTAGAAATATTTGTATTGTTTCCTGCAACTGTAGTTACGTTAGCCGCAATGTTTTCTACTGCCGCTACGTCACTTGATATGTTTGCTACTGCTGTTACATCAGAAGCTACTCCTGCTACTGTTGTCACATTAGCTTTAATATTTTCTACTGCCGCAACATCACTAGCAATATTAGCTACTGCTGTAACGTCACCTGAAATACCTGCTACTGTTGTAACATTTGCTTGTATACCTGCTACTGTTGTAACATTAGCTGATACACCTGCCACTGTAGTTACATTAGCGGATATGCCACCAACTGTATTAACATTTGCAATATTTGCACCTACTACTTCAATTTCTGAACTTGTTTCATTTAAGTCATCTGCAACTGTTTCAATCTCACTAACTGCTTCTGCTAAATCGTTTGCTACAGCTACTACTTTTGTAATATCTGCGGCTACTGTATTTACTGAACCAATGTTAGTTGCGACTGTAGTTATGTTTGCTGAATTTGTATTAGCTGTCCCAATAGCTGTAATGTTACTATTAACAGTATTAATAGCAGTCATGTTACTATTAACAGTATTAAGCGTAGCTTTGTCTGTTGCTGATAACCAAGTGTTTTCTAAATAGTTTTTTGTAGCTAAATCTTGTGCATTTACTGGGTTTGCTACATTTGTTAATCTTTTATTCTGTGCGTCCCATTGAAAATCTGTATTTGAAACTTTGATAACATCACCTGCATCATCAATAGCTTCTTGTGACATAAAGAACGCTTGGTCACTATCTGTATCTAAATCGTTCTCTGTAAGAACTGACCCAGAGGCATAGTCTACTAATTTAGTAGTCTGTGACGTTCTTCTTCTAATCTCAATAGCCGCATCTTGGGCAGGTGCAGAGTTGAAAGTAAGGGTAGTTCCTGCACTATTTAAGCTAAAAGCTGTAGTAACTGACCCTGCTAGAGTAACAGTTAAATCTGCCGTACTTCTGTAACTAAATGGAATAGAATAAGATGTTGTACTGTTATCGCCTGTATAACGTACAAAACTATTTGCCATGTATGATTTTCCTTATGTTTTTGATTGGGTTTTACTAAAAGTGTAAGTTTAGTGTTTATTGAGTAAGTATCTCAATGTAGTTCTTTTTAGCTTTCTTTTTAGCGTTCTTTTTAATGAGTTTTCTATCTTTTCTCATTTTCTTAATTTGAGGAAACTCTTTTAATAATAATTTTCTAGCTTTTGCTTCAGCTTTGTGGACATATTCTAATATAAATTTCTGTCTTTCATCAACACCTGCGATTGTACCATCAGCTTTTTTATATAGTTTACTTTTAGGGTCTTGTATTACAGTCTCAATTAATTTTTTAAGAGTTAATCTTTGTCCATTATAAGGTAAAGTAACTTCTCCTGTAAGCTCTCTCCATCTGTCATAAGCTGTTTGGTCTTTTTCATTTCTTATAGTTCTTAAATCTACACCTGATTTTCTATCTATTTTTGCAGGTGGTACATATTTAAAATCTCTATTTTCATAAAACTTTTGTATTGCAGGATTGTCAGTTTTAGTCATAGCAAAAGGTGAAGACCATAAACCTGATTTTCCACCTAGCCCAAAGAACCAACCTCTGTCTCTATCAATTACTTCACCATACATATTACGTTTAGGCATAATACTATCTTTACCTTTAAATGGATTTAAAGCTAATAACCTATCGTTTAATGTAAATAATTCTTTTTGGTAATCTTCATCAATTCTACTCATATATCTTAATCCACCAGATAAAGGTGTAACTTTGTAAACAGCTCTAGCTAGTATAGAAGCACTTACTTTGTCAGGTGACCTTGTAGAAACAAAATCATCACTAAAGAAAAAGTTTGCAGTTTCAACTATATTTTTCATATAAAATTTAGAGTTAAGATTTCTAAAGATAGAGTTCACAACACCCATAGATAACTCTGTCATATCTTTTTGTACTGCTTCAGGTATATCTTCATTGTATCTTAAAAACTTATTCATACTGTCTTGTAAGTCAGCCATAATAAAGAATGGCATCATTATAGGGTCAGCTCTATTTAATTGAATGTATCTACCATCATCTGTTTTATAAGAATAAGGTTTCCAACCTGTGTTAATTTCTCTTTCTGCATTTTCTCTGTAGTTTCTTGAACCACCACCAGTAATTTTACCTGATGCTACTGCACCAAATGCGGCTGTCCATAATGCAAATCCCATAGTTGCTCTAGCGTTAGCTTCTGCCGCCGCTTCTGGGTTTATATAATTTCCATCTTTACCTTTTTTTAAAGCATGTCTTGTACTTAACACTGCTCTGTTAAGAAGAGGTAGATGTTCAAAGTTCCATTTAATTAAGTTAGAAGGAGTGTTAATAAAGTGTAAACCTAATGCTCTTGTCCATCTGTGTTTACTTGTAAAAGATAAAACACCACCTGTAATACCACCTTCCATCTTACCTGTTTCAGGGTTCATAGAATAAGCAGATTGTGTATATGTACTTTCTCTAGCGTATTGTAATGGGTCGTTAACTTGTAATTTGTTTACATCTTTAATCGTTGTGCTTGTCATGTCAGCAGTTTCTAATGCACCACCAGATGCAGTCTTTTGATAATCTGCTTCTAATTCTTTAAATCTTGCTTTGTAATCATCTTCTTTAATTACACCCTTCCAAAAACCTTTACCTGTTTCTTCTCTAATTTGTGTATTAACTTGGGAAGCTACTCTAGCTTTGTAAGTCATAGTTTTAAGAAATTCATCACCTGCACTTAAAATTCTCATAGGAAAAGTTGTAGCGTAACCTATCGGTCTAAATACATATTTATCAAGACCAACACCTACTGACCCCATTCTGTCAGTCATAAGTCTTGTTGTAGCTTGTAACCATCTTTGAAGTTGTCCTTGTCTAATGTTGTTATCAAACTTCATCTGTTTACTATCAAGTATACCACGACCTTCCATAAATCCTCTTTTAGCCGCCATTAAAGCATCTTTGGTATAAAGTATTTGGTGAATGTATGTATCAACAGCTTCTTTAGCTAATTGATTTGCTCTTTTACTATCTTGTGGAGCTAGATATGCGGCTCTAACTAACATAGTTAAAGGTTTCCATTGTGTTTGAAATAAACCAGATACAATGTTAATTGCATGTGTATCAGGTGAAGATAGTAAGTTGTTATTGATAAACTCTGACGCTAAATCCCACTTGTCAACTTTTCTAGCATTTTGTAATGCCATAATAACTTGGTCAGTGTCATGTAGTTTTGCGATTGCTTTATAAAATTCTTTTGGCTTACCTGTTTTTAATGTAGCCATTTCAGGGTCTTCAGGATTTATTTTAAGTTCTGCGGCTCTAGCTTCATTCTTACCAACCTGCATAAACTTCATAGCTCTTGCTACGTTTCTAGTAATTTCTTTTTGATTAACTAAAGTTTCTCCTGCAACAGCTTGTCTTATGTCTAACTCTTTTAATATTTTAGCTTCTTGGTCAGGGGTAATATCTAAATTG